AAATTATGGCTACCAAAAAAAGCGGAATCCACATCAAGGAAAGTCACAAAGGTCGCTTCACAGCAATCAAGAAAAAGACTGGTAAGACAACAGCAGAGCTAAAGAAAAGTTCTAACCCTGCCGTTCGTAAGATGGCAACGTTTGCACAAAATGCCGCCAAGTGGCATCATACAGGACGCAAGAGCAAGTGAGCAAGTCAGCAACCACGCCACCAGCAAAACCCAATGCAACTCTACGCCCTGCTAGAATTTCTTTCGGCTCCGTTCCGAAAAGAAAAGGCAACAGAAAACCCAAAAGACTTTGAGATGACACCAGAGCAAGATGCTTTTGATATTTGGTCAAAGGCTGGCTCCTCTGGTATGGAAAAGTATTTGGTTGGCAATCAAGAACACAAAACACAATTCTGGACTGCTGGTGCTGGCTGGTATGCCAAGAATCTTCATGATGAGCAGTTGGATTTAATCAGCTATCTCCATCACCTGACAGAAAGGGTAAAGCTCTGCCAGCTTCTAGCTAAAATGATGGAGGATGAGGAAGTGTCTTTGAGAGATGCCGCTATCCTTCTTAACAACTTGGTTTCGGATAAGCCCCCACAAAAGCTACCGAAACTCTCCAATGACTAAACAAAAAATTGTCGGAGCAATTGTTGTCTCCGATCTTCATTGCGGTTCGACTGTAGGTTTGTGGCCTGACAACCACATTACTTCTACTGGCAATAAAATTGGTCTTGGTAACAATCTCCATCAACGATGGCTATGGCAATGCTGGAATGACATCCAGAAGAAGATAAAAGAACACTTTAAGGATGAGCCATTTGCTTTAATCATAAACGGAGATTGCATAGAGGGCAGACATCATGGAACTACAGAAGTTGTAGTTGCCCTAAACTTTGACCATTCTCTTGCCGCTATCGAATGCCTAAAGCCTCTAGCTAAAATGGCATCAGTTACCTATATGACTGCTGGTACAGAATGCCACGTTGGTGATTGGGAAAAGATGATTTGCAAAGAGATTGGAGCAAAATGGCTAGGAGATAAAGGTCTTATAGAAATTAATGGTACGCTCATGGATATAGCTCACCATATGCCAACAAGTGCTAGGGCATACCTTGAGGCGGGTGCTATGTCGATTACGATGGGCAATGCCAGACAAAATTACTCCCGTGTTGGTCATAGGGTTCCAAAATTATATTTAAGAGGCCATAGACACACGGGGGGAATCTTTAATGATGGATCTGGAATCTTTATGGTAACTCCAGCGTGGCAGTTACTTACCCGCTATGGGCATAAAGTTGTAGGCGATTCGATTTGCCGTCCCGGATTTGGAATTATAGATTGGCGTGGATGCGCCAAGGGAGATTTACCAGCAACCAAACTAACCGTATATGAACCAAAAGAAACTCAACCCTACTGAAGCCGATCTCCGTAACTCTGCCTACGATTGGGTTCACAAGATAGATAATTATACCGAAGAAGTTGTCCCTAAAGGATGGCTTACTTGTAAACAAATCTGTGACCTCAAAGGTCTATCCATTGGTCAAGCAGAAGGATTGATCCGAAGGATGGTAAGAGGTGGATTATGGGATAGGAAAAAGTTTACCATTCGTGCTGGTGGATCTGGTGTAAAAAAGGTCATGCACTATAAAGGCAAATGAAAAAGCCTAATGAATACTACCTTGAGATAGACATCTATAGAGGTGGTTGTTGGTTGCTTTGGCCTGCCAATAGAGAACAAGCAGAAGATTGGTATAACAATAAATTCAAACATACTGATCGCCAAGAGTTCCATTCCCTAGATGAAGCTGATGCTGTATCAATCCTTGGCACATCCAATGTCATTATCTTAACAGAATGGCATAACAATCCAGAGTGGATCAGCAACCTTACCCATGAATGCGTCCATGTTGCCAATCACATCCTACACAACAGAGGCATAAAAGAAGAAAAGGGTTGCGACGAGGCTCAAGCATACCTCGTTGGCTTTCTCGTCAGCCGTCTCCTAACGGCCTTAAAGAGCGTTAAGCAAAAGTAAGCAGATCACCCTGATGATGTGCAATAAGCTGAAGGATTGCCTTTCCCTCATCAGTAGCAACATGACCCGTTCCTTGGCACTTCCAGCAAGGCTCTCCCTGCCCATCATCATACCAATCGGTTCCTGTACCCCCGCACTCATTACACACTTTCTCAAGCATGGTCTGTTTGAATAGGTTATTCATAACAATCCCCCTCTTGACGCAATTTTTTATTCCTGTCAATACTTTTTTACAAAAGAAATGAAACAAAAAGATTTGATAGATAAAGCCAAAGAACTTGCTAACCTTGGGCAAGACTATGGAGCAATCGTTGGACAGCTTGAGGCTAACAACCAATTACTGCTCAAGCACTACGTCCTCAACCTACCAGAAGACCTTGCTACCAAAACTATCTATGGCAAAGTCGCATGGGCAAACAGAGAAAATGTCCCTAAAGGCAGAGGAAGACCACGCAAATGATTAATTGGATCATAGAACACTTTCAGTTACTTATCAGCGGTCATTACAACATGGCTATATTGAGCTTTAGATTTTAGATACCGAATGGTGTAATGGTAACACATCGCCCTTTGGAGGCGAGTTTCTAGGTTCAAGTCCTAGTTCGGTAGCCATCTCTATTCGCCTTTAGTAATCCCAAATGTCGCATTCTGCCACATCCGCACCTGATTGCTACAAAAGTGCTTTATAGACCCATCCTCGCTCATACAAACTGTCCATACATCATTCTCAAACATCCCACTACTCTCCACATAGATCGCATACCCATCACCCATAGGAGTAATTACAGGCATCGGCTTCCTAAACTCGTGAATCATTAAGAAACTCTTATCTGAACAACTGAACCATTCCGATAAAGTTGACCAATAGCTACACCACCAGAGGCGGCGGCTGAATCATTAGCATAAGAAGTAGATGCCGCTAAAACTGGTAAAGATATATTACCAGACTTTACTAATGTTCCACCAGAATTAACACCAAGAACAAACTCTATAATATCAGCATTAACCTCTTGCAACGCTGGTAACAAAACAGGAGCCGTAGCACTACCATCCCCCCACCTAGTAACACTCCCATCATATACAAGCCAACTAGGATTCAAGGGAACCGTAACCCTAGCAATTTGATTCCCATTCAGCCACACAAGCGGCCCTACACCCTGCGATACAGGCGGGATTATACTAATAGGTACACTAGGAGGACATGGCATAATGCCAATCCTTTTACTTCAAGAACGTCAGCTTGTAAAGCGTAGAATCAATCAACTCCGCAATACCATCAACCAAATTCTGAATCTCACTAGCCCCTCCCAACACTCCCCTATTCTCCTCCAAAACCATCTTCAAATACATCACAAATACCAAAGCATCCTCATGCTCACTCAACTCCACCATCTGATCAGGATACTCCACCAACTCTCCATTCCTACCCTGCCACGCCTCAATAACCCCATCAACCAAATCAGGCAACTCACTATAAAACTTCTGCAAAGCCTTATGCTCCGAATAACTCCGACTCCTCAAATGCAATACATGACCAATCGTCGCCGCATTCAACAAAGTAATAAGTAGTTCTCCTGCTTTCATATCCAACCACCCTATGCCAATCATGTCTACACCGTCAACACATTCTTATCTCATGTCTAATCCCCACCACTATCTATACATAAAAGAATCTTTTAATAAAGGAAATTCCCTAAACTAGATATTTTTTTGTAGGCTCCTATACGCACATACGCTGGCGTGGGGAGGTGTGGTGGGGTGGGCCACCACCCGTAAGAGATTCCTTGGGAAAGCATTCTTGCTATCAATGCCTGCTGTCCTACAACCTATGTCTTCGCATCATCAGGGACTACCTCGGCATCAATCACCATAGCAGGATGAGGAAGCTGACCAACCGATACAGCTTGTCTCGCATCATCAAGTGCCTGACCTTGCGCTGGTGTCTTACCTAGTGCGATGATGAGAGTAAACGGATTACTCACCTGCGGAGAACGATCAGCGAAGTTATCTCCTGACATCTTATTATCCAGTTCCAATGCTCTCAACTTATCAACAACCTTGATCTTCCGCTTAACGTTCCCGCTTGTGTCCACCTCTTCGCTCACTTCCTGCGCCAGATCACTCGACGCTCCCACCTGATCCACACTTGTCCGAACGCATCGGGCAAGATAGGAACGCTTCTCTGCAAAGGTAAGAGCATCTTGTCGAAACGCTTTCTCCTTCAACCTTGCAACGTAGGCTTTCACTCTGTCTTGTCGAAGTAACTTGCAACCATAGGATGACAGATCCTCTAACTTTCCAGACGTTGTAGAATATCCTGCTCTTCTAACAGATTCAGCGATGGATAAGCCCTTTGTAACGTAGTTGTCGACAAACTTCTTTTGTCTGGTGTTAAGTGGTCTGCTCATGTTGAGGGGCTTTTTACCTAGTCGAACTCACCTTGTCAATCGAAGTGGACTTTGTAAGTCAACGTGCCTACAGCTAGAAGCCTCGGAGAAGTAGGAAAGGGGGGCTATCTGAATGAGAGATTGTAGCGGGGGGATTTGCAATCTGTCAAGGCTAAAATGATTGTGAGACAAAGAAAGTTTGAGGGGTGGGAGAGATTGAGTGCTTTTGTGTTGTTGTTGTCTTACGGTTGTCTTGCAAGTGTGAGACAAGTGGGCTTTTGGTGAAGCGTGGGAGGCTATGAAAAAAAGATGAAGATTTTTGTTGCAGTCTCTTAAATGTTCTCATATTTTCTAATCATGCAAAGGGAACAACTCCCGATGCTTAAACCCAACACCCAAAGGAGAAACCAAAATGAACGCACTACACAAAGCACAAAAAGCCGCCAACATTTACAACAGAGTAACCAATCCCCGATTGCTCTTGAGCGATCAACAGCATGAAGCACGTCGAAAAGTGGCCCGAAAGATGCGAAACTTCCTAAAGTCTCACCCTTGCCAAGTAATAGAATGGGACAACGGAACCCTTCACCCTATGCCGAACTGCTAACACCAACACTTAAAACCTATGAAAATGAAATTCAGAGATCTATTAATTGGAGACACATTTGACTTCATCGACGATGAAAACCCAATGCACAATAGTTTCTTCCTGCGATGCAGGAAAATAAGCAAAATATGCTATTCATACGAAGGCGTAAAAAGCAATAGGATCGGATCGAAAAATGCGATTTGCTATCATGTAAAAGGCAGGAACCACTAAATCACCAACGAACAACACCTATGACACCAACAGAGAAACAGATTGACCTTACCTTATCCCCTGCGCTTGTAAAAGGTGGACAAGATGCAAGGGAGACGCTTGCCCGATTGCTACGAAAACACAAAAATGACAAGGCAACTAAAGGATTCATACGAAAACTTGCAACCTTTACAGGATACCCTTCAAAATGACCACGCAAACCGCATCAGAATCCCCTACAAATAGTTTTGCAATCGTTCCGCATGGGAATGCTTGGCAAGCAATTAAAACAAAGCAGGAACCAACCCTAGAAGAGATTATCGCCAAAGTGTGCCGGCAACTTGAAGCAATAGAGACGCAAATCGAGACAATCAACAACCAACTACGCAACCTATGACAACACCAGAACACCAACCAATACCCTGCGAATGTGGAAACCCCGAAGCCTCATGGCATGGAGACAAGAGAGGCTATCGCTCTTATTGTTGCACCGAATGCTGGCAGGATGACCCATCAGGAAACCAAGTATGGATTTCCGCCGCAGACTTAACATCTAACTATAGCAACGAATAAAGAAGCAAAAAACAAGCAATTAACTGAAAGGAAATAACATGAACACAAGCAAAATAACACTAGGGAAGAATGTCGTTAATGGATTTTTATCTGTTTACGATGGCGACATTTACACCTTACCCGATGGTTCCCATGCCATAGTGAAGGCAGGGCAGGGCATTTACTGGTCATTGCGCTATGCAAAGGATGGGAAGGCAGACTACACAAGGCCACCAGTTCCAGAATGGGAGAACATTGAAGGTCAATCTGCAATGGTTCATATGATCAACAGAGAATACTACAAAAACAACTAAAATATCCGCAAAAAGGATCGAACATGACCACATATAACATCATACTCACCGCCGCATTGCTAGGCTACCATCTCACCTCACGGGAGGCTGAAGAGA